ACGGTGAGGGAATTGTTTGAGGGAAGTTAGGTAACCCTAAAGCACCCATAGTATTCGATACCGGATAGTCTACAAGAATCATTGCAGTAGAATTAGTATCAAGGGCGGTAAATATCATACTACTTTGTAGTATAGCGCCCGTATTTGTACCCAATGAAGTTGGTGACTGGGGAAAAGTATTGAGAATACCTGTAAAAGGACCCATGCCACCATCACCAAATATAAGAGTATTTTGTACTTGATTTGTTTGTGGCCACTGACCATAAAATACATCCCTATACTGAGTGAAACTTGCAGGTATGCCAGCTATATAAGCAGGTTGATGGACTGCTACATATTTATTCTTAAAATCATACAAAGGATCTGTAGGAATCAAACTACTTTGATAAACATCAACTCCAGGTTGAGTATAAAAAGTTAAAGTAGTTCTTAATGAAAATAACCTCAAATGCTCAGGAAAATCGAAAGCTATAAAGGTGTTTATGTATTGGTCTAAATCGCTGTCAGACAATTGCTGAGGGGAAGGTGATCTCGTAAGCCTTCTAATCTTAGTCCTTATAGTAGACAGAGTTGATGTAGCTAATGCCATTTATGCTCTCCTAAAATTGAGGCGTTAAAATGTTTACAAATGACTGTGTCAATATTGCAGCCTCTTCACCCACAGGAACCACCTGTGCAGGATTTACCAGAGGTTCATCAGGCGCTTCTACAGGAACCACAAAGGGATCAAAATTAACCGTACTTATTGTAATAGTAAATGTTGTGGGTCCTGTCACTGTTACTACACTTTTGAGATTATTAAGTTGAACCATGCCAAAATCTGGTGGTATTACCATCCTTGCAATTAATCCCGTCAAATAAGAATGAGGAAATGTTGTTGTAACCAGAGGTACTAGATCATTAGTGATAGATGCAATATCTCTAACTGCTGGTTCAAATGTAGGATTAGTAATAGCACCATAATAAGGCATTTTAATCCTTAAAGTCCTTTTCTAACTTGTGCTATATTTGAATCATTCAATCCTATATCTTCGTCCATGAACTCAAGTGATCTAAATTCGCATCGGTGAGATTTATTAACAACGTACATACTGTCATTTGTAGGAACTCGCCCATCATTATAAGCAGCAGTTATTCCTGATTTTCCAAATTCACCACTCGCATGTCCATACTTCATGTAATGAACATTTTGATTTATATGGCGAGCGACCATACGCGGTATTCTATAAACTTTTCCATCTTCAAATACATATTTAGGGTTACCATCACCTTCATATTTATGGTAGTTAAACCTTAAAGTTCCACCTGGATATTCCAAATATCTAAATACTCCAGTCACCAATTCTAAATCTTTTTCACGTTGAGCAGCTATCATTTTCATGCTCTCAGTTTTAGATATCTTACGGACCGGATCTTCTTTTCTTTCAATAATTTGTGTCATATCACTTTTCCTTTTTTAATACCTTAGTCAGAGACCTTATTTACGATCTCTGACTAAGATTGTAACATCTATGCCCCACCAGGCATAAAATCGAATATCTAACTAAAGACCACCACTGAATGATTTACCAGCAACCCAGTAAATTACATCACTCGCAGCACCTCCTGGATGACTTGCGCCACCTGGAAGCAGGATACCTAAGTATCCATTATTCACTTCGGAATCACCTAATATATTAGTACCCGAAGTTATAGCCTGTGCAGTATATTCACCAACAGGTACAATTTGAGCTGGCGTATGAACTGGGTCCGCAGTCAATGGCCATGCAAATGCACTCATTGCCGACGTATCAGTATTAACCGTAATAGTATTGGTATAACCGTTAGTATCTGCCTGGTTGATATTAACAATAGTTGTCTCTACTTGGTTTAATGCAGTCATTCCATAAGCCAACGAAGTTACTGTTGGTATGATGAAACGAACTCTTTGACCAATGGTGAACGCGTGAGTTACCGCAAGAGTGACTATAGGATTGACTGCTTGTGAAATATTAGTAATAACTCTCGTTGGAGGGTAGAAATAATAATCATAAGGGATAGTCCTATAAGTTCCTGTTGTGCCGGCAACAATAGTAGGGGCATATGCGAGTGTAAAGCTCGTATTAGTTACTACTGTTCCTATAGTAAAATCAATACCACCCAATTGTTGTGCGCCAGATACATTGTATAAGCGAACGATATTTCCAGCACTCATACTATTAGTATTTGCTGTGGAAACAAGGGGAGGAGTCGCATTAGAGACCGCCGTAATAGCGATACTTGGACCAGGAACATTAAGCGTATTATTAACTATAGAAAATCCACCAGTCGTTAAATACTGACTTAGATTTTCAGCATTTGCAGCATTAGATTTAAAATACGCTATCATTGCGTTTTGGGGCATGCCAAACTGCCAATAATATTGAACCCCCACAGCAGTACTCTGAGACGCTGCCATCTGAGTCGTATTATAAACATTAATCCAATCAATACCTTCACGAATCTGAAGAATGGTTGCAGCACCAGTCGACGTAAAAGAACCTTGAACAGTTCCTGAAAAAACAGCTGACATAAGTTCTCCTTTAAGTATTTAGTGTGCAAAGCATCTGTGAGATCCATAAGTCATTTAACACTCGTGTCACTTCAGCCATCGTGTAACCTATGGTTACATTCTGGTAAAGCGCATCAGAATACTCAGGGCCTCTATACAAGATTCGGGCCGAGAAATTATCCTGATAGACACAACCATAGGACTCAAGGCCACACACAAAAACGGAGTAAACGTTATTACCCATATTAGATGCCATAGGACGGATAAGGCCCTGTGACGATAACATGAATCGTACGTTGTTTACCGAACCCCATTCAGCGCCAACTTTAGCACCAGATTGGTTTGGATAATTCCATTTTGGCGTGAAATTGTTGAGGTTGTTAAGATCCTTAGAAAGATCCGTATGAGCCAAAGCTACATATGCGTCTCTAACAGGTGCTGTACCAAATCGGTCTTCACCAATTTGACGGTCCATTATCATCCAAGCATCATTGCTCAAAAGAGTCGTGGTTACTGTGTCAACATCTGAAAGTGATATATTTGTAGGGCTATCTCCATTTGTTCCACCAGTACAGGTGTATTGTGTCGCAGAAGCAGCAAGGGCGTCACGAGACAGCTGATCTTCAGTCATTCTCATGGAAAGACCCATCAACTCAGCTGTTTCAGATAATACCATCAATTCTGTTACTTGTATGACCTACTATTCGTAGGCGGGGAAGCTTCTTCGAGCCTCCCTCAGCATGTTTCCATACTGGTCAGACTTTCGCATCCTATATTTCTATAGGTCTCTTCGTTAAGTCGTTCACCGTGGATTTAAATACAATAACTTAAATCCTTCGGCCCTGTCACCGGTTAGCTAAATGCCACTTCGGTTTCCAAGTCGATTAGAAGAGATTTATACAGGACATGGTTTCTATCCTGATTTTGCAAAAACACGCGTTGGTTAATTGCAGAATAAAGACCGTAAAATGAAACGGTAGCGTCGATATCGACCCTATTTAGGGGTGTAGACGGCAATGGAGCACCATCTGGACTTAATGGAACGGGCGCAGTAGGAAGTCGATCATAACGGCTCATTCGTAAAGTCGTACCACCTTTAGCAGGCAAATGCTTCGTGACGGCAGCTAGTTTATGTATCAGACGAGGAGTCCGTACAGCTAACAATACATCATCAGCAGTCTGCAATACCTCTGGTGGGAGATTATTCGGACTATTTATAGGCATAGTCTCTCCTTTTTTATAGAGATACGAAAATGTTTTTGGAATTGTAGGTGGTGATGCTACTTACACCGATACAGATGGTGAACCTGCTTACACCAAGGTGATTTTGATTGGTATCACTTACCATGCAGGTAGTGAGGCTGCTTACACTTAATTACCATCATAATAGATAAGATTAATTTAAAACAAGAAATGGTTATGAAGATAGGTTGGTGGGCTGGAACCCCACCAACCTCGTAAAGCTGCAAAATGCAACTATATAGTATTTTTAAGTTTATATAAATATAGATTGGTAGGTTGCAGACTACCAACCGCGTAAAGCTGCAAAATGCAACTCTCAAGTATTTTTCAGCTTAACCGTTTTTTATTAATAAAAACAAGACTCGACAAACTGATTCGTTAAAATCAATCTGCCGATTAGCATTGGAAATAAAGTATATAGATTGGCTTGGACCACTATGAAATCCAAGCCATTCAAAGAAGGAGTTGTAATGAAGCAATCTGATATTACACAAATAATTTCGTAATTACCATGCCATTTTTTTTCTTTCTAACTCTTTAAGGACTCTATTTCTGTCATCCTCTGTCATCACCCGTCTCTCGTATTCGGAAAGACGGGTAAGAGGTGTAGAAGGCGATTGGGGAGCCACTACAGAAGATGATTGAGGTTTATTTTTATTAGATGATATCTTACTGTCTTGCACTGAAGTATCGGGGGCTGAGGATATTCCATAATTCTTAATCATATTATAAGCCGTCTTTGATTTAGCTTTTAAATTGGGGCTAGCCATCATGGTTTGATAGTCATCAGGATAGAGAGTAGCAAGTGTTTTAAGGTTTTCATTAGAAACAATTGAATCAAAATCTTTAAGAGAATCTGTATCAACCTTAGCTTCGAAATAGGATAACTTTTGCTCCAATTCCAATATTTTTTTATCAGTATCAGAAACCCTTTTATGAAGTTTTTTGGTGCTTGTCTTTACATGCTTCGCCTGAACATAATCCTCATTATCTATATTAAGCTCTTCCTCTTCCTGAACCATTTGAGGTGATTGCGGGTTAGATTGTTGGTAACTTTGAGCAATACGTTCTGCCTCTTGAGCACGTCTTTCAGATTCTTGAATACGGCGCTCACCTTCCTCTATTTTCCTTCTCATCTCAGCAAAGTTGTATTCGATCTTTGCTTTATTTTGATCAGGCTGTTCTGTTTGTGGTTGTTGTTGTTCTATTGTTTGCTCTTCAAGCATTTTGATCCTCTTTTATTATTGAAATTATTGCGTCATCTAATTCGCCATTTTCTTTTTTTGCAAACTGAAGTAACTCTCCTGATTCCATCATCAGGACGAATTTAGCCAATCTTCTTGTTTCTTTTTTATCTAAATATTTTGATGAATTATAAATAATATCCCAATATCTTCTTTGATCAGGAATACACCACAAAAACTCCAATCCACCACTTATATAATGATATTTAAAGACATCCTGTTTATAGACAGGAGTAGGACAAGATCTACGAGCCCAGCATTGAATCTTTGGTTGTCCAAGAATAGCATCGACATTCTTTACAAGAACAATGTAAAAGTTTTTACCAATATATAAATTCGATTTAAGTGCCTGTCCTATGGCATCATAAATAGCTTCCATCATAAGAGAAGCCATCTCGTTGGTGTATTCTCTTACATTGTCGTCAAGAGTTATACCTTTATCATTATGCTCTTGGATTTGTTGACCGACCGTTTTTTTCATTTTCCCCTTTAATAGTAGTGCCACACCCAAGACACAAATATTTCTACTATTAAAATAACAAAAACCCTCACTGCAAAACAAGTCTGCGGCAAGGGCTAAAAGGGTAGTAAGTGAGACTTAGTTCTACATCACTTACTGTTTTTTATCCAGGGGAAGTAAAATAATATTGTCGCGCAAGCTGCGCGACTTTTTCATATTAAGAAAGGTAGATATTTTATTTACAACTTTCTTTTGGGAAGCAATCAGATATTCTTTGTTCTATAAGCTTTCTAGCCTGTTCATCTTGAATAGCTTTTTCCTTCCTACGCCTTCTCAATTCCAACAGAGAATGACCAAACCATCCAATTCCAAATCCGCAGTAACACCACTTACATGGACCTATCATTAAACTAGCAAGTTCGACTTCTGTTTTTTTCTTTATGAATGGTTGCATGGGAGCTATATAGTCAAAAAAAATCATACCCGATAAAAACAACAGGCATTGCATCATAATTTTATTCTTCTAATAATTGTGTTTTTTATTAACCATTCTTAATATATCCCAAGCTAATTTATGTTCCTGAGCAGAACTCCTCTCAAGAACATTTATTTTTGTATCTAATAGGTCATCAAATAATTCAGGGCTAACTATTTTTAACAATTCATTTTTCTTATTGCTTAGTTCGATACGATCATCCTCATTCAATCGTTCACTAAATTTATCGATGTTTGATAAATTTAATTTATTAATATCAGGCTCAGTAAGTCTTTCATAAATAGATTTACCGCACTTGCAAATCTCCTCTCCTGCCCAAAAAATACCACTGACAATACTAACACCTATCCAGAATTCATTCTCAGACCCTCGTATACCACGAGCATCCGGCTCTAAATATTCATTAAATATATTTGTTGAGTATTTATCCTGTAACTCCTCAATCTTACTTTTTGTTTTTTTCTCAGACGTTTTTTTGGAGCACGATTTACCATTAAGTATCTCTAATTTTTTACTGAATTCTGTATCGGAATCAGAGTCAGAGTCTGAGCAGTTAATGTTTGATATCATAAGTAGTAATAAAAATAGAGGTGAGAAATTTGTAATCGCTTTCATGAGTTCCTTCGTAAAATTTAATAGTGTTATATAGTTATATTTTATACGGAGTAGATGATAATTCACCTACTGTCATTTAAAAATCCACAAAAATAGCCTTTCTATACGCACATTCCACCACTCTAACTCCCCAGGAAATATTAGATATTTTTTCAATCCAAGTTCGAATGTAAGTGCAAATAATGAGGCCGCTATAAAATACTGTGTGTCCATTTCTATCTCCAATATTTCCATATTAAATATTTTATTAAATAAGCCGGAAAGCAAAGAAGCAGCATAGCTATATATATTTCATACCAATACCTTAGCATCATAATACCATCATTCACAAACTACACAGGTCCCGTTGCTACCATTCCTGCAAAACCCAATAGAAAAGCGGTATGAACACTAGCAGCCTCTATAGTTAAGCCGAATGTAGCTTCTAAGCCAATCATAACCCCAGGAGCTGCTGGACCTGAAAGACTAGCAATTAAAGCCAATGCTCCATGACCTGCCACAGAAACTAAAAGTTTTCCTGTATAAGCCCCAACTATTGCTCCTGTAGGGCCACCACCAGGACCACGAATACAAGACTGTAACTTAAAGTTACCATCACTTAATTTAATAGTTTTTATGTATGCTTTCGACAAAAGTATAGAAAGAGCACTTCTATCTATTCTGTCCTGCTTTATCACATTAAATAATAAATCATCCATAGAATGGCGAGATACAGCTTTTATTTCATTGTCACTGCTCACAAAGAATTGAGTATTCTCTCGATCATATAACAAATCTATCTTACCCATAGACTCGGGAAATCTCACATGGTGTTTGGATAACTTCTGCAATGATGAATCTTCACTTATTGAGGATTCGTCGAGCATAGCATTGAGGGGTATTAAATAAAAAAGAGAAAAAAATAGAACCTTTTTCATAAGGGTCCTTTGAGAATGAATATGGTTAGATAAAATTGCTTCTTACTTTATTACTACTATCCAACGCAACTCGATTTAATAATACAAAACCCCTATTGAATTACAAGTTCAATAGGGGCTAACGAATAGCAGGTTAAAGATAATTAAAGGCGTCGTCTGCTTTTCTTTTTCTTTTTTGACTGACCAGATTCAGAAAGACTGATAGCAATCGCTTGTTTAGGATTCGTTACTACAGGGCCTTTTTTAGAGCCAGAGTGCAACTTGCCCTCTTTGAACTTGTGCATTTCTTCTTTCATCCTCTTTTTCTTTGCCTTCTTAGGCGCAGACCTCTTCAGGATAGGCATTACTTACCTTCACAGACTTTACCCATCTCAGGTATACAATCATTACATGATACCGTAACAGGAGAACATTGAACGCTAACTACCGGACATACTCTGCATGCTCCAGGAGGCGGCCCTTGTGTCAATGAAGAAAGATAATGAATATCGAAGAAACTCTCTCCAGGCAATCTACCATTTCCTTTAAGAGAAACTGTACCCACATAATTAGTAAGACCAACTGCAGGATCTAGAACTAATACGTTATAGTTCATCTGTATTATATCGCCGGCATTGAGAAGTACTAAAGACGTTGTAGTTGCGTTTTGAAGTGCAACAAACGAAAGAAATGGGGTTTGAGATTGTATGAGTGGATTTCCGTTACTTGTAATAGATAGTAATCCTGTTGGAATACCAGCTATAACAGGAGTACCTGCTAAACTGTCAGAATTAAGTCTAAAACTGGTTATATAATAACCTGAAACTGGAACAGTATAGGTGAAAGGACCTAAAGCCACATTTCCATTAGGATCATCTAAAATAGTATCCCAATTTATATTTCCACCCAATGTATAGGTATTGTTGGCTGCAAATGTTACCGCTGCTCTCCAGGTAACCAAAGTGTTCATAGGAGTACTTACACTTAAATTATCAACGCAAAGCGTATTAATAGTCCCTGACTTAGCGCAAAAAGTATTAGCATTCAGATCAACAGCATTGATTCGAGATGCCACCATTACCCCAGAAGCACAAGCATTATTACAAACTACTTCTTGAGCATTCAGAAATTTGGACTCTATAGAAGAGGAGCATATCTCTCTCGCATCTATTCTGTGCGCACAAAGATGTTCACACTTCTCTTTTTTCACACACAACTTACATAGGTTTAGTTCATTTTTACAATCGCACATAAAACCTCCATTTATACCGACAATTAACTATATGAACCACACTTACATTTCTTCTTGCCACATTTCTTGCAGATTTTCATTGTATTCACTTTATTCTTCATGTTTCCTATGTCCTAATTTCTTAAGAGTCATTGCTAATCTTGCTCGGCGACCTTCAAGCCCTTTATGATGAGCAGCTTTTTTTAGCTTACCTTCAGGAATCTTATGGCCCTTTTTAACATGTAACTCTTTTCTTAAGGCGCCGGGGTGTTTGATTGCACCAGCGATCCACATTTTTTTACCACCAGACTTAGAATGCTTATCGTCAGATTCATGATGTTTTTTATCTTTGTGGTGATCAGACTTAGCATCGTGATGTTTTGGTTTTGCTTTATGGTGACCTTTTTTATGGTGAGTCTTGCTCTCGCCATGGGCTTCCTTTTTAACATGTTTCTTTTTCATTTAATTCCTTAATAGTCGTCATGCCATTCAGGAGAACAGCATGACGATTGTATATGAAGAGATCTTAATTAAATCTAGGAGATACAGAAGAGTCTATTCTCCACTCATTCAATCTCCTTGGATTTGGTTCTTCAGTATTTGATTGCTGAAGTTTCTTTGGAGTCTTAAGAATGGTATAAACGGTCTTCATCATCTTCTTGTCTGGTCTTATTTGTCCAGGCATAATACCTCCAATTACCAATTAGTCGGCTTTGTAAGGGATTTTATTGCGGCTGAATCTTCTCTCATGTTCTTGTCGACTTGTTCGTACAAATCTCCAGCTCTAAATGCATTCATAGAGAAGTAAGCACCATTTCCAAGATCTCTTGTAAGAGCACCATATGGAATACCGCAAGGACGATTAAAGTCTTCCCTGATCATTCCCATGTCACCATTATTGGTATGCATTATTCTCATTTTTTCATTGAGATCCATGCGTTCTTTGGTAGTTTCTCCATAATCTGAAGATCGTCCCGATTTCATACCCATCGACCTGTGCTCGCCCATGGAATGACCTCTCCGATCATGAGATATTTTCATCCCACCATGTCTACTCGAATGGTGTTTTCGTTTGTGTGCCATACTGGCTCTCCTTGAGAACTGTAGTCTTTTACACTACAAGGTTATTTCCTCTAACTCAGAGGGTTTTTCTATAATCAATTGCTTCTAAATAACGATTTCTAATATCATCAGGCAAATTAGCTGGAATAAATCTTTCCCGTATCTCTTCCAACTCAAATTTTGTTACGTGATCATCTTTTAATATCTTCTCTATAACCCCTAAATGCACTTCTGTTGGCCATAATTTCGGGTTAGGAAGAATAAAATAAATAGTATCCAGACAATCATCTTTATATGTATTGAATCGTTCTATTATTTTTTCAGCTAAATCAGCATGACCGCATAGTAACATTACATTCATCCTTGTGGTTGAGCAGCCGATCCTTCAGCTACTGCAGTTTCACTTTGTTTTAAAGGCTCTACTGGTTTAACGCTTGCCTGCTCTGCCTGTTTCATAGTATTAGACAGATTTATCAAAGTCTGCAAGTGTGATAAGTCTATAGTCTCAAGTTCTTTAAGAATCTTAACTTTATTGAGCAACGCTAGTTCATCTTCTTTATTAGATTCAGCAAGTTGTTTTTGAGCCAATGCATGATTCTCTTCTACTCGAGATATTCGCTCATACGCAAGGCCACGATCAGCTTCAGATCTAGCGTGAGATAATTCTGCGCGGGCCTTAATCTCTTGCATTTGAATCTGCATTTGTTGCTGTTGCATCTGTTGTTGTTGTTGTGAAGATTCTTCCATCTTCTTAACAAGGTCATTTTTACCTTGCAAAGTTGCCTTATCTACAAGGACAGAATCAGGAATTTGTACGCCTATTTCTTTAAGTTTTAGTAGCTGCGCGAATTCCATTTGTCGTTGCGATTCAGTGTTAAACCCAGACTCAACCATGCAATGGTATTTACCAAATGCCTTGTTATAAAATAAAGGTGCAGGCTCTTGCCCTTCTAGAATTCTTTTAATTTTCCCTGGAGTATAGTTAGCTTGTATGACTTGCATTATACGTTCTCCAAGCATATTTTGAGACAAATCTAATCGATCAAATATAGGCTTCTGAGAAATCCACCCTGCATTTTGTCGTATAGCAGAAAGGTATCCAGATGCGTCATCCTCTACAATCTTTCCAAGGTTCTCTTCGGAAAGTCCTGCACAGTGGTACAATTCCTTATTGAAAGTGTCCTGTAATTCGAAAAATGAAGGTGGAATCTGCGGTGGAGTTATCTGCTGAATATCAGTCATTTGAGCATCCTCTTTGAGAGGAATAGTTCTTCCCTGTCCGGTCTGATACAAATGAGCCTGATCAAGAACAGCATTTTCTTTGAAAATCCATCCAGAGTTGACTTGTGACTCAAGCAAATCGGCTGAAAGTATAACTCGACGATTGAATAAGAAACTTGGATCACGAAGACTCCTACAAACCCCCTGGATCCTCTGATACATGTAAGGCATAGACTTGTTATAAAATCCTATAAATGGAATGAATGGGAAATTATCTATTCCAAGGGGATTTTCACCATCATAAAATACCTTATCTTGAATCCTTATTGCCAAGCGAACTGTAGGGACTGTTTTTTCTATAACATCAACCTGAGGATTATCTTTTATAAATGACTCCAATTCCAATTTTTCGTTACGACTAACATCAAGAGTTTCACCAGTTATTTTGTCGTATAGGATCTTAGCTTTACGGTAATCTCTGTACCAATATTCGTCATATGAAACACGATTGCCTTGGTAATAACCAAAAGCTTCAGGCATGTACTGAAAACGGCCGTCATGAGATGCTGAAGTAGGACTTCCCTGAAGAGCCATTATATTATCATATTGATCTGCCGGCATAATTGCTGCGGCAGCTGAATGGGTCATAAAAGACCTGCGCCATATAAATGAAGCATCTGATAGATCTGGTTTTCTAAAATAGGGATCTATCATGAATTCATTGTAGGCAAGATTATCTACCTTGATGTCACCATTAAGGGGATCATTGGTAAAGTCCAAATATACCTGTAAGAGATTCATTCCTGTTATACATGCACCTTGATGAAATGCTTCAGAGATAGTTTCGTACACATTTTCTTTTTTATATATGTGTAAAAGTATCTTGGTAAATTGATCGGCTGTTTCTTGATCCCCATTCTCCATGGGAACTACAACAGTGCTCTTACGATTTGCTCTTTGCTGACCAGAAATGGCATTGCATATAGGGCGAACTCGGTTGAAATAGTACGAGTTAGATCCATTACCAAGAATATTATTATTCAAATTGGAAATTAAACTTGGATCGCCCGCCTCTAATCGAACGTCTATGTTTCCTTGAGTCCATGAAATAGACCACAAAGAAAGATTATTTGTGTAATCATTATCCATCTTATTTCGGATAGCTGAATGATCATTTGAAAGGCTTTCAGGGGCCCGTATCAACATTATTATCTGCCTTTTTTATACAGACATACGAAAACAAGCTACTTGATTGGTAGAATAATATATAAATATCAAATAAAACCAGCAGAAATCTTTTGTGTATGATCAATAATGCTACGTGGAAATGTAATGTTTTGTAATTAATTGATACGAGTTGACATGATTAGTTATTTAGTTAATATGAAAAGAAGTAAGTCGTGTTTTTTTATCATAACCAAAAGGGTCTTCGTGAAACATTTCACAAATTTCTCACCTCTATTTTTAATGCTCCTTTTATCTTCTGGGCAATTATATGCCATGGGATTTTGGGGCAATATTTTCGTAAATGCGGCAAAGACTGCGTCGCAAATGCCTCCAGTAGTTCCAGGATTGGCTACAGCTGTAGGATCAACAGCTCTGAGCACTCTTGCATCTTCAAATAAAGATGATAATCATTATCACTACAATTCATCTGATATAGATATGGTAGAAGGGAGATATAATTCTTCAAACGATACCAAAGAAGAAAAAAGAGAAGAGTATAAGCCAGAAGTTTCTAGCACAGTTGAATTCATAGGTCATTCATCGGAAGATCTTATTACTATATGCCAAATAAATGAGAGTGAAGAATCTAAACCCGCTAAGGAATCTCTATTTCAAAAAATGAGCAGGAAATTAGGTCGCTTTATGAATCCGGATTTGAGTACTGAAAGTACCTGTACATCCTATAACAATTCCCCAATACCTATCATAAAAGAAGCTTTCAATGCTTATGGTAACAATTCATCACATATAGATCGATCATCAAGCGGACGATTTGGATTAAGAAGAGATAGTTTTGGTGATATAGATGATCCAGATAACATAATAAGTATGATTCATCTAGGATATAGACAATCGACCATTGAGACCGAACTTTATCCAAAAGACTCTCCAAATAATTGCGTGATGGATGGTTATTATGATTATGAAAAATCTAAGAAATTAGACGGCCAAGCTTTAATGGACGGAAACTCATCTCTTCGACAGGAAGCTGAAGATATAGTAAGCGAAATTTCATCGATGCCCTCTCCCAATAAAAAAGGTTTCGAAGTGAAAAAAATGGCGGCAACTGTCATCAAAAATGGAGCAAAGGGAGCTGCTTATACTGCCGCAGGGGCAACAGCTGTATATTTTGTTAAAAATGGGGTAGAAAAAACAAAGGACGATATTTATACTCGGCTATATAATTCCAACTCTCTTTGCGAGAAGAATTATGTCGAAAATATAAAAAAGGGTAATGGCGTATCCCCTGAAAGAGCTAAGCAACTCAACGAGGAATACGAAAAAAGCAGATTCGAAAGGTTAACTCAAAGAGCTATGGAGTTAGATATGGACACGTTAATAGAGCTAGCTTCTACTGAATACGGTGAAACCATATACAGAGATGAGTTACATAGAAGACTCGCACAACAACAAAATCAAAATTAATATACTTTAAAAGGAGAGTGCGTAATGCCTATCAAATATCTACCTATATTTTTATTAATAATAATCGTTCAGATCAATGCTACCTTTTGGTCAGATCTGAAAAAGGCTTATCCGGATAGGATAAATAAAATAGATTCCCTACACATTTTAGTCGAAGCTGGCCTATTGCCCGATGCAACCTCTGATCAAATACTTTTTTCAATCGCTGTGTTAAAATACAAAAAAAATATTCCTATAGCTAACAGTGAATGGGCTATGATACTCGATAACTTTCAAGATATTCCATTAATTAGAACCTCTCCATAACTGATTACGTTTTTATAAATCCCATGACAAAAATCCCTCTCATATTTATCCTCTGTTTTTCATCTCTACATTCTATGCATGTGCCTTATATGGCAAAATTTACTGAAGACATACTTAAGGGCACTTTTTTAACAGGAACGGTTCTTATTAGTGGTTCTGCAGGATTTTGTATCTATTGGTATATTAGAGATTCACGAAAAGAAAAAATGACTACGACATAGTAACCAATGAATAACTTATCTGATTCATTTGTTACCTCACCCATTATTCAAGTAAGCTGATCCTTATTTTGGATAATGGGAAATTTTATTTTAGAGGTAATAATGAGAATATTAATTTTTATATCACTCTTTTTCATGATGACATGCGTGTGCATGGAAAAAGAAGGAAATATTGGACAATTGCATTCATTCACTCCTACATTAATAGAGAAGCTGATGACTGAAAAGAAAGCTACCATCGCTCAAAAAACTATAGTAAATGAGTATTCAATATTCACTAATACCCATATCGATTATGACAGAGTTTATAATTACCCTATGGAAAAGGTACTAAAAAAGTATATAAGCGATTATGGAGTAACTGTAGAGCAGGCAGAAATAACTGAAATGGAGTTCAAAACATTTATCACAAATGCTTCTCAAGTAAAATATCCTTCTAGAATGAAGGATAGATCGACATCTAATTTATGGCACACTTTTTTATTATTCAGTAGAGACTACTACATGTTTTGCTTTAGATGTTTTGGACGCATGGTTCACCATGATCCTTCTATATGCGACATGCTTAGCTCATCAGTAGTATGCAATTCAAATCCGTGTGATTCAGGGCGATAGTCAAACGACTATGACTTGCGGGGCTTAATAACACTCCAATTTTTCAATTTACCAATACATATAGATAAAATAATTGTAGAACATATATAAGATATGGCATTCATCGATGATCTCCTTTTAAGATTACATTGATAGAGGTCTTTTATATTCAGCCTTTAGAG